TGCATCTCACGGATGTTGCCACGAAACTTCTCAAAAGCCTTCATAGATGCTTCTGCAGTAACGATGTCCTTTTGACGGTCAACGTTATCAAGGGTGGCAAAGCCAGAAACGATTCTTCGTTCCTTATCTACTTTACTGAACGGCATCGATAGACGAACGTTGTCGCCTTCGGTATCCCAGTGCACTTTAGAAATAGTCATAGTATCTTAATTATAGAGCCTTTTTTAAACTTTATTACTAAATTATAACACATTATTGAACAGAACGTCCTTCACCCTTTGGATTTCTACCTGCAACTGTTGCGGTATTGTCCGAAGAGTTTGAACTTCTTTCTGCATCTCTAGTACGAGTCTGTTGGGTGTTTGCGGTGGCATCTGCTGCCTGACGAGCGTTCAGTTCAAGAAAGTCGTCTGCCTCTTCCATCTGTGGAAGCCCAAGTGTCTCACGTGCTTCATTTCTAGTCATAACTTGGTTTCTAACATAACGCTCAATAATCTGTGACTGAGCAATTTCGTCAGTAAGGGTTAGTTCATTAAACTTAAGTTCGACCATGTCGGTCTTTTCGCTAATGATCTTATTGATAACTTTTTCAAGATTACGCTGGGCTGGTCTTGCTACCTGCTCCTTGAAGGTACGGTCCTGTGCTAGTGCAGCAGCAATAGCAGCAGAGTCGCCACCACCAATCTTAGATAGTGGAACTTGGTGAGCAACCAGAATGTCGTCACGGTTGCGAATTCGGTATTCGTTGAACGATGCCTCTTGTGTACCGCTCTCAACAGCCTCCATCTTAAACTCAACCTTGTTGGTGTCGGAGTCTCCTGGTAGTGGAATGTAAAGGGTTCTGTGGTTTTGACCCTTTAGGCTTGTCTGTAGGAATCGGAACATCTTATCCTCTGCCTCTTCTGACAACTTTGCACCCTTGAGAGTAACGATATAACGAGGAACGCCCTTATTAGTGAAGTAATCAATGTTGTACTGTGAAGCCAAAGCGTCACCCTGTAGAGCACCTACAGCAGATAGAATATCTGGAACACCATAGAACGAGTTTAGTGGAGAGTATTGCTTGATGTGAATAATCTCATTTGGGCGAGGATCGTTGGTAATTGGGTTTACATTCTTTGCACCGAAGTTACGGAAGTAAACAACTTTGTTTCCAATAATCTGAATATATCCGTCACGCATTCTGCGAACTCTCATAGTTGTTGCAGGAATGTGTCCAACATAGCCAATCTCGCCAGTTACGGTTCTACCAATTTCAAGGTATCCATTTCCAGTAGACTCGTAGTCTGTCCAAACCTTCATAAATGTAGATGTCATTGACTCTTCATTATTTAGTGACTCAAACCATTCCTTGACTTCTACCTTTGCTCTTTCAACACGCTTACGAGCCTTGTCTACAGCACTTGCATTATCAGATGCCTCAAGAGCCATGAGGACTCTCTGGGTAGCCTGGAGTTCGTATCCAAGACCTACAATGTTCTCCACCTTTGCGTCAATAGCAGCGTGGTTAGCAAATGATGTGTCATAGTAGTTAGCCAATTCATATAGATTCCATGGTGGAGTAATTACGTCAAATAGACCGTATCCATTACGGTAAACCTTACCAGGATTGATCTCTTTAGAGTATGCTCCATTGATACCGCTGTTGATTGCTAGAGCACTATCTTGGTATCCAGGGTTGTTAACGTCTACATTGTTGTATTGTAGCGTTGTCTCTACAAGAGGATCATTATTAGCCTTTTCAAGCCTGTCTGTTCTACGCTTAAAGTTTTTCTCAATGCCAGAATACGACTTGAGTTCTTCCCATGATTTATTGAATGGGTCCTGAGCCTTAAACTTATCGGTTTGCTGCTCAAGTTCGTCTAGGTTGATATCCCTGATGTAATACTCTTCCATTACTGTTCATCTCCATACAAAGCAATTGTATCCTTGGCAGCCTGCACAGCACCAAGGTCATTAAGGTTTGGAATTAGACCTTGCTTCATGCGATCTACCTGCTCTGAGTATTCTTCCTCAGAGATTCTTTCCATACCTGGATAAAATTCAGCATGACCGTCTCCCTGCCCAAGATAGGTCGCTTCTTTTTTTAGTTTTTCAATTTGAAGGGCATCTCCCTTGTGTGATGGAATATTTAGAACGCTGCCGTGACCATCTGTAAATGGCTTTCCGTTCGCTTTAATCCATACATAGATACCCCAAGGGTAATCTTTTTGCAAAACTGTTACTTTAGAGTCACCAATTTGACCAGGAAAGCGTGGATTTTCGTTATTCATAACCACTAGTATACCATACTATGATGGTTTCTTAGTAAACGTGACAGGCGTAACTCTCTTATATGTTCTAAATCTATAGTTTGACAACGATACACCACTGGCATCATCAAAGATAATCTTGTTAGTTCCTACGTATGACTTGAAAATCTCTGGCAAACTAATTCCTAGTGAATTTGACTGACCAATAATAAGGACATTGTTCCAAGTATATGTTTCTGGGCTTGTACCACTGCCCTTCCAAAAATTCCAAAATAGTGTTTCATTGGTCAACGTTTCCTTGACCCTATCCCAAATCCTAAAGGTTGTGTAGATCTTTTCCTGAAGTCCTGTGGACTGATAGTATGATAAGTGATTTACCATAATTGGACCATTTAGCCTAAAGGCACCAGCATAGTTGTTTAAGTTTAATTTGGCTGCGAAGGATATTCCCAGCATTGACCATTCTTTAATAGAGATGGTTGGACTCTTTACAAGTTTTCCATTAATATAAAATGCCACACCATTTTCTTCGGCACCTGTATTTGCATTAATTGCGTAGATCTTTGCTCTCTGCCCAGTTGGGTGAGTAGCCACAAGATAGAACTTAATATAAGCGTCTTTCGACTGTATCTCAAAAATTGGAGTTGACGAATATGGGAAGAAGTCCTTATTGTACTTTAGAAGTATTTGAATTGCTGCGACATCAAATTTTGATGATACCTGCGAGTTTAGGGGAAGTGTCAAACCCCTATTTGTCAATGGCTCATAATCTCCAACCAACTCAATTCCAGAGTTTCTGCTCAGGAATAAATATGGCGTACTTCTCTTATAGATCTTAAACGGATTGGTCTTTTTGTAATTAAAGTAGATTCCGCTCTTTGTATAGGGATAAAGGGGAATGCCGAACTTAGTTCCAATTGGTGTTGGGGTCTTAACGTCTAGAGCCTGAGAAGCCAGTTCGATGCTATATACAGAGACTGGCTTGGTCTGAACACCATTTGCAATCATGTCCACGTGAACTACTATTGCTAGATCAGAGAACTTAATTGATTTGGGTGGGTAGATTACTGTGTTGTCAATTACCTCATATTTTGTATTTACCCATTCATCGCCAGCCTTAATTAGATTGTTATTGCTTACGCTTTCGGTGTTGGTATAATTCTCTATCGGGGTGTTTGCTCCACCACTGACATACTGAAAAGTAATATATGTTTTTACAGAATACTCGGTTGTGTCGTATACATATTGAGTTTTAGTTCTATTTTTCAAATCTGCATATGATGCATATCCACTAAAAAGTTCGTTATCTAGTTCGGCATAGGTATATTGAACTGGACTTAAATATTCAGCCTGAAGTTCACCATACGTCCAACTATCAGTTTCTGTTTTTTGCTCCAAGAACTTTCCTGGTGATGGATATCCAATGTTAAACTGTATAAAGTCAAGGTCGTAATAACTTCCAGACTCTGCGTCTTTGACATACTTAGCAAAGTGCGAAAGTGGAACATAGTCTTCCCAAGTTGAATGTGTAGAAACATCCAGCACAAAGTTTCCTAGGAATACGGATGGTGTCATCCTATAAGTTGCTACGTGTGCATAGAACCTGTCTGATAGCAATGCATATGGATCTCCACCGTCAAGTACCTCTGACCAGTACTCTGGGTCGTTTCCAAAATAAGTATATCCTGCATCATAGATTACGTTTTGGAAGGAATCCTTGTCCATGGCTATTCCATCTTCAGCAAACATGTAGGCTACCACTTTTGAATTTCTGGTTGTGGCAAGCGAAAAGTTATAGATGTTTCCTAAATATGTGTTTTCAAATGTGGTGTCTCCAGCAATAAAGATTTCAAGGTTATTTCTATTTGCAAAGAACTGAATAAGTTCTCCTCCGTAGTATGAAGAGACTATGTCTAGATCAAATCCAGCAATAAACATTTCTCCAACAATGTTAATTGGAACAGTTTTTATTGTTTCACTGGTGGCTCCATTATAAAACTTATAGAGAATATCCTGTCCATTTGCAACAACACTAAAGAACTTGCCAGAACTCTTATCTCTAATCTTAATCAATAATTCATCATACTCTGAGTACGATACCGTCTTAAAAATACCGTAAATACTCTTAAGGTTGTTTGAAATAAATGAAATATCTTCTAGGTATAGATATCCGCTGACATCGTCCCAGTTTCCATTTGGCTTCATTTTAATATATGTTTCAGCCTCATAGTTATTTAGGATCTGATCATTTAGCCAGGCTGCTTCATCTCCAGACTGCAAAACAATGTCTGGTAGTGGATGTTGTGGTGCCGATATAGAGTTTTTGGTAAAACTAATGTTATCTGAAATACCTGCTGACCAAGCACTGTTTTTAGGAAAAACAAAGTTTCCTGCATAGTTTGAACTAGGATAGTCAATTACAACTGCCTTGCCGTCATATGAGGAGTTTAGATTTTCTGGATATTCGACATTTTGACCATATACCCATCGTCTTTTTGCAATGGTCTTATCGATATCATATGGGTATATTGCAACGCAATCTAAGTCAACAGATACGTCATCTGCAGAATAGAATCCTAGCCAGTCCTGATCCTTACCTGAAGCACTGTATTGCTCTGGCAAGTATATGCTATTTGCATCTATTTCAATACTGATAATCTCTTCTGCGTTAACAACTAGAGACACCCTTCCTGGAGTATACTTAAGGTGAACAAGCATTGGCTTACCCCACTCAGAGATAATTCCTGCCTTAACATTATCAGAAATCTTTAGATAGAAGCGTTCATGATCAACATAAACTCCGTCTTCAGATGATACTGGTCCAAAAACTTTGTGCATTTCCGTAGAAATAGAGTCTACTCGCATCCAAGCCTCAAAGGTATATACTGAGTGTTTTCCAGTAGCATTTAAAAATCCCTTGCCAGGAACTATTAGCGATGGCAATGCATCGTTATAGACTAAACGTGTAACGTTGCTTGCTCCAAACACCAATGGCATTCCAGCATTTTTTGCAAATAGTTTATTTACTGATGCTAGGTAGTATCCGTCTAACTCTTGTAGACCGTAAGCCTTGGCTACCACAGCCTTTTCTGCACCGTCTACTGCAATATTTGACGGAAAGTCTACAATTTCACCAGTCTGATCTTCTTTGTATATAAGACCCAATGACTCTGACTGGAATTCTTCTGACCACTGACCAAGACTAAGACCATTGATGTAGAACGTATACTCTGTATTTGGATCTTCACTATCGTAGTACTCAATGTCAATAAATAGATTTACGTCGCTAGTAAAGTTTGGAATGTCGAAGGTTTCTGCTATATAAGTCCAGTTTTTATAAACTGTTGTGTCAAACTTTTTAGATACCCGAACAAGTTGTTGCGTAATCTCTTCGGTATATGTGAAGCCAATAGTGATTGCATTTATATACTCTGTATCTGAATAGAAGTAGGTGCCAATAGAAAATGTTGCTAAGGCTGGGTCCATATCTTCAAAATTAAATACTACTGGGCTTGTCAGCCTAGCCTTGCCAACAAAGTCTGAACCAGACCACTTAGTGGAAACAATTTCGTACAGCCCTCCAGGTAGGTACTGACCCAAATTTATAAAGGTTTCTGATATTTGAACATCATCACTAACGTCTACATCTTCTGGAACTGTCCAACCATTTGTCAGGTCTCTATCTGAATCTTGTAGGTACGATACGTAGTCTAGTTTATCATCAAGTGCCCACATGGCAATTGGATGTTCGCTATAGGCTTTTTCAGCATAAATGTTAGATGGACTGGGCATAAAATCTCCTAGTCCATTTTATCATAATTAGTACTTACTTATATGACTTTCGTTCCCAAAAGTTTTTCTTATAAAAACCAAATGGTGGATTGTGCATAATAGAGGCAAACCATGGCTGTTTGTATGGTTTTTTATCTTCTACCTCGGACTTCCAGTTTTCCCTTTTAAATGGAAGTGCCTGAATAATTGGCGTTCCTGCTGGAATCATACCGACGAAGTCCTTTTTAACAAAGAATGGAAAGTTTACTGCAATTGGAAACTTGTCTGTTTCGACTATGCCAGACAATGAATAAAATGGTAGATCTATTCTGTTGAGTGGGTGTGTAAATAGTGTGCTGTATCCTCTTGGTGTCTTGGTTACAAAAAAGTTAATCCATTTATATGGTTGGGGATCGTACTCTTTAGGAACATCAAATGTCTCAATTTGGGTTTTTAGGTGAGTTGTAATTTGCTCTGTTTTTGAAATTTGTTGAAATCCATTTTCATCAAAGTATACGTCAGACGCTAGCACTATGATATACCCAGATGTCATAGTATCTAAGAATGGAACACATTTCTTGATTGTCTCAATTCCGCTGTTTACACCTGGTAATTTTCTAAACCATTCTGGCACAAATTTTGATGCTGGTCTTGGATGTGGAAACTCAATAGCAACATCTACAGACTGAAATTTAATCTTTTTCATTTGTATCTTCTCCAACAAACTGTCCATCAACAAACTTCATTCCCTTTTTAACCTTTATTTCAGTTGGTGTAAAAGGAACAAACTTAACCCCTCTACTCTGCAGCAATTTTGATGTTTCAGAATTTACTCTAATCATTTCTACTACCTTGTTGCCCTTGACCACTGCTAGATACTCTAGTTCAGTGTATGGTCCAGATTCTACTGGTAGCCTAAACTTAGCGTCTTCTGGGACAAATGAATCCTTTGCCCTTCTAAGTTCTACAAACTTTGCGTAAAGAATGTTAAATATTAACGACTTGATCGTAGGCTTAAACTCATTAACCAGATCCCCATAAAGCATTCTGCTTTTTGATTTAAATGGCATTAGTTGTATTCCTTTCGTTGCCAAAAGTATTTCTTATAACTTTTACCAGGAAGCCTAACAAAAGTACCCTGGAGGTTTTCAAGGTATTGGATTCCTTGATCATTTTTAATTGATGACCATTTTGCTCTCTTGATTGGAATTAGTTGAGCAAATGGAGTTCCTGCTGGAATTACTCCAACAAAATCTTCCTTAATAAAAAATGGTATATTTCCAGAAGTAGAATACTTATCACTATCCATAATACCAGATGTGATTGTAAATGGCAAGTCGTGCCTATTTAATGGATGTACTACAAGAAGGCTCCAGTTCTTTGGAGTTTTAATTCCCCAAAATCCCCTAAATGCCAAGTGATTTGGCATGTGACCTGCTGGTCTTGGCATCTTTTCACCGAGTGCTTTTGGTCTTTCTGAAATAAAGTCTTGAAAAATTTCTGGAGAATTCCAACGAATATTTAAAGAGCCATCCTCGTTTTTAGATACAAAAATATCTACTGGAGTTAACAGTGCATAGCCACTCAGCATTGCCTCCATAAACGGAACGCATCTTTTAAGTCCAGAAACTTCTTCGTTTTCTTGATTAACAAACGTTGTTTCTGATTCTCTGTACCATGTTGGCAACAATTTTTTAATTGGCGTTGGTTGTCCCAAATTAAAATATTCTTTTTTAGAAAAAAATCTAATTATTTTCATTTTATACCCATCTACTAGTTTCTAGTAATTTCTACCGATGAACCAATTATACCATTTGCTGGGGCGGTAGTGTATGCAGTTGGGGATACTGCGATTCCAAATCTAGTGTTTACCGTGGCACCAGTAGCCGTATAGACTAGGTCTGAGCCTAACTGGGTAACAAAATTATCGTCAGAATAAGCCTTTGCTGTAATTTGATTACCAGTCAGAGATACCAATAGCGATTTGGCGGTAGTTGCTGCTGACACAATTGACGATGTGATTGTGCTAACGGTACCGCCAACAGATTGTCGAATTCTTAAAATCTGGGAATATGCATAAGTTGTAGCATTTGTAAAACTAAAAGTAAAGTATGTTCCACCACCAGTAAAGTAGAAATAGGTCACAGAGTTCCAAGCATAACTAGTATTTGCTGGATAATAGTAATAATTTGTTGCTACGTAGTAGTTGGTAGTCCATGTCCATGCATATGATGTATTTCCTCCACCATATGAAACGTTGTAAGATGTGGCAGACTTATATTGTGGTGGACCAAAGGTAAAAAATGGACCAGAATATGTCGTTTTGGCAGAATAGGTAGCGTTATATGCATTTGTAAAAGAAAACTGAACTTGGCTAGAGCCTGTAGTATACCAGTTTGATGCTGCTGGTCCTGCATAGTTTGTAAAAGAAAATTGATTTGATGAATTCTGACCCTGCTCTGTTGTATAAGCATTTTGAGAATAGGCATACCCAGTGTTTCCTGGAATAGTGTTATATTCTGCATCAATGCCTACCATCCACCAGTCAGCAGAACTTTGCACCCAGATTGCTGCAGCAGCACCCTCTTCAACCTTAGACATCTTGATTGTGTTATTTTGAGTAGGCATTACGACTGTTGCCATTGGATAGGTGTTTCCAGAACCGCCACTATTTGGGATAGACGTTGCTTGTGCAACGTTTGGCTGTCCACCTACATTAGAAGCAGTGACTGCAATTGTTCCGCTAGTTGCGTCCCATTTAGAGCCGTCGGTTGCTGTGCCAAGTGAACCAGAAGTTGTAGACCTATTACCAAAGTTATCTACAAACTTTTTTCTAACTGATGATGCTACTTGACTAAAGAAATTTACTGGCATTATGCTGTAAGGTCTCCGATCAGCACCCATGTGTCAGTAGCACGTTTTAGAAGGGTGGCTGAAGACCATTGGGCACGTAGTTTAGTTCCAGGGGTAGCATTCAAAGTACCGCCTGATGGACCAGATACAGTAATCTGACCAGCACCAGTTTGAAGAATTGTAATTTGAGTTCCTACTGGATATGCTACGGAAGCATTTGTAGGAATGGTTACAGTGATAGAAGAAGCATTGTCTACCTCAATAATTTTACCAGCATCTCCAAGAACGAGAGTATAGGTGGTTCCTGTCTGAGCATTAGTAAGCGTTGGGATTGATGCAACATACTTGTTAACCCATGCAGTTCCATTATAGTATACAACGTCATTAGTTGTAGACGAAGTTAGGGTAACGTCTGTCAGGTCGTCAAATGCAGGCGTAGCGTTAATAGTTGCCCAAGAAGCAGTTGACCCATCTGTAGTTAAGTACTTTCCATTGTTACCAGTTTGAGATGGTAGTGCGTCAATACCAGTTACGGTTGCTCCTGTAAAATCAACATCTCCTGTCGCTGTAATGTCTACTGTTTCTAGTGCTCCGATTGCCAGGGTGTCTAGAGAACCCTGTGTAAAGTTAACTGTTGTAGTTGGTTCGTCGGTCACTCCCTTAAAGAGTTTCCACTTTCCTGCTGAAGCGTCACGAACAAGACCTGTGTGTTGATATGTTCCATCGTCAAACGATGCAACCAGACCTAGGTCTGAAGCATTTGCCGAATTTCCTTCACCAATATAGATTAGTGGGTCTGTGATGCTAAGGTCTGTTGCGTTAACAGTTGTAGTAGTTCCATTAACTGTAAAGTCACCAGTAATAATAAGGTCTCCACCAACATACATGTCTTTGGCAATACCAGCACCACCAGAAACAACTAGAGATCCAGTTGTAGTGCTGGTAGATTCAGTTGTATCTGATGCTGTTACTTGACCTGTAAATGTAGGAGTTGCTGTTGGAGCCTTGGTATCAATTTGTGCCTGAATTGAAGATGTTACGCCATCTACATAGTTAAGTTCTGTTGTTGATAGAGTTGCTCCATCAAGGATGTTTAGTTCGCTTGCAGATGCAGTTATGCCATCCAAAGTATTTAGTTCTGCGGTACTTAGTGTTGCACCGTCAAGAATGTTTAGTTCTGCTGCTGAGGCAGTAATACCAACCAGTGTATTGAGTTCTGCCGTAGAGGCTAGGAGACCGTCTAAGCGATTAATTTCTGAAGCATCTGCTGTTACACCATCTAGGATGTTAAGTTCGTTTGTAGAGGCTGTGATGCCGTCTAGAGTGTTTAGTTCTGAGGTAGTTGCAGTAAGTCCATCTAGAACTGCAATCTCTGACTGTGATACAGAACCAATAACTGTTGTGGTTGGAAGAACTACGTTACCAGTAAATGTGGGAGATGCAAGTGGTGCCTTGGCATCGATATTAAGATCGATTGTATCTTTAAAATATGGTAGCGAGTTCCAGGCAGTAGTTCCATCACCAATCTTAAACTGACCAGTATCAGTCTCTACACCAAACTCACCTGCTGCTAAAACAGTGTTGGCAGAGGTCCACTGCGATGCAGTTCCTCTTCTCTGTAGCATTCTTTGTGCCATATTTAAAAATCTCCTAGTGGGTTCTACCCAAGCCTATCTAGATTAATTATAACATATATTGATATAACTAAGGCGTTCCACCATCTACAACAAAGCCCCAAGCGTCTGTGGTGGGTGTTCCACCGTCTAACTCTTCTAATCCTGTTGCTGCAGCCACATCATCTAAATATTGTTTTGTTACTGCATGGTCTGGGTCTGTAGGAGTTCCAACAACGACTGGTCCACCGAATGTACCGCTACCAGTAACGGCAATGCCATTCTTAACCTTAAAGTCTTTGTTTGTTGTTGTCAAGGTATCTCCTAAGTTTTAATTATACCATTAATTAGAAATACCCCCCAATATTTCATGGGGGGTACTCTATTAATGCTTATTAAACAAGCAATGTTCCAACAACGTTAATTGTTGAATCATTTACTGGGTTAACTCGTAGTCTGACATTTGATCCAGAAACGTCTGCGGTAATAGTACCTCTAGAACCATTTGTGCTAACGATTGCGTATTCTGTAATAGCAATGTTGTCTGACGAATCTAGTGTTAGCAATACTTCGCTTACCTCGTTTTCTGTGCCATTGTCAATCTTAACAAGGAACTTGGCTGTCTTGTATGACGCTTTAGGGAACTGGTATGCTGTAACTACAACGCTTCCCAAAGATGTTGCTGTTGCTGCTACTTGCTTTGCAAGAGAATCGATATTTACAGCGGTAAATGCTGTAGTTCCATCCTTTAGGTCGTCTACTAGACCAGTAGCGGTTCCTGCAGCATCGTAGTTTGCAGCAAGGCTATCTGCATAATCTTCTGCATCTGACAATGCCTGTGCTGCTGCACCGTATGCATCATAGGTGTTTGCTGTTACAGAGATTACAGATGGTGTATCGATTGTAATACCTGTACCTGCTGTAAGAGCATCCTGCTTTGCAGCAATTGAGTTGGTAATTGTTGTAGCAAATGACTCGTCATCGTTAATTGCTGCTGCTAGTTCATTTAGTGTGTCAAGTAGTGCTGGAGCACCATCTACTAGGTTAGATACTGCGGTAGCAATTCTGTCTGTAACAGTGTTGCCTGTGGTTCCGTCTACTGTAGCATCACCAATTAGGTCATCTGCGTATGCCTTTGCATTTGTTTCTGCTGTAGAAGCAGCACCAGATGCGTCGTATGCCGATGCAGTTGCGTCAAGTGCACGTTGATTGGTGAAGTAGAGATTAGTTACTCCCTCTTCAATGTCATCTGTGTCAAGTGCATTGATTGCGTTATCTGTGTATGTGTTAGCGTTGGTTTCTGCTGTAGAAGCAGAGCCTGATGCGTCATAGGCTGAGGATGTTGCGTCCAATGCACGTTGGTTAGTAAAGTAGAGGTTGGTTACACCTTCTTCAATATCGTCTGTGTCTAATGCATCAACGATTCCTTGTGCTGTTCCAGTTGCGTCATATGCTGAAGCAGTTGCATCTAGTGCTCTCTGGTTTGTAAAGTAAAGGTTTGTAGTACCTTCGGTTAGATCATCAGTGTCAGAGTCTGCTACGCCATTTTCAGCAGTGATGGTAAGACCATTTTCGTTTCCAGTAATAGTGATGTTTGTTAGAGTTGCGTTTGTTAGCAAGTCTGCTGCATCGCCCTTTGCTCTGGCTGTTGTGTAATACAGATTAGCAACACCTTCTTCGATGTCATCTGTATCTAGTGCGTCAATTGCTGTTGACACTGCAGATGAAATGTCTCCACCTACTGCATCAAGAGCACGTTGGTTTGTGAAATATAGATTGGTACTACCTTCTGGTAGACTATCTGTGGTACTTCCTGTGGTGATGATGTCTTCACCATTTACGGTTGCTGTTGTGCCTTCTACAATCAGACCATTTTTGACTTTAAAGTTTTTGTCAACTGTTGCCATTTTATATCTCCTTTAAGTTATGCCTTAAGTCCCATACGAGCAAATCGTACAGTGACTGGCGTAATTGCTCCAGGAGTTACAATAAGGGATACCGTATCTCCTGTTTTAGAGACGCTAATGGTTCCAATATCCCCATTGGTGTCTAGTGTGCCATACTCAGTGACGTTTATGTTTGTACCATCAAAAAGTATAGAAATTTCTGTGGCATAGAACTGATTTGTTGATGCCTTGGAAATTGTAACCATATACTTTACAAATCTCCAGGTTGAGGCACTATAAGAGTCAACTGTTGTAACATTCTCAATACCGTTTACAGTATTTTCGTTATTTCCAGCGGTACCCAGATCAGTAGCCTGTTGGACAAGTGTGTCAATAAGATCTAGATAGTCAGCCTGAGAGGGTCTGTCTCCAGATTCAAACTTAGATTTTACTTGTGCAAGGGTCGTTCTAGCCATATTAACAATTATATCAGTTATTAAAGAATATAATTATTAACGCCGATGATGGCGATACCTAGTGGGGCTGGTGAATCTGAATTGTATGCAGAAATGATGCCAGGCAAAAACTTAATTCTAAATGGAAGATCGTCGTTAATCTTGACCTTAATCTTCTTTTCTGATATTTTTACTTTTCTTGGATATTCAGACTGGACAATCTTTTTAACAACAGGATAGTCTGTCTGCGTAAGATTGACTCTTGGCATTAGTCTGTTACATCCTCAATAATCTTCATCTTGCCCTGGGCTACAGTCCAAACATAAGCATCGCTAGAAAGTTGGATATCGAAAACATCGTCTGTCTCAAGAAGTTCTGACTCTGTGTCAAGTAGTGATACCGTGAACTCTCCTTCGCCATCTGTATCTTTTTGTTCTGGGGTAAGAGAAACAATAACCGTTCCATTACGCTTAATGTCTGCTTTTATGGTCCACTCTGCAATTAGTAGTGGTAATTTGGCATCATCTGTTACATATACCCGAAAAGATGCGGTGTCTCCACGGACAACCGTCCACACGATTTGTGGTGGTACCGTTCCAAGGTCATATACATTTGATCTAGCCATAATAAAATTATACCACCAATTGCTTTAAAGACCAGATTTGAGAGAAGCCCAAGTTGGTGCACCCTTAGCACCAATAATTACAATTCCGTTAGTTGGATCAGAGAATGCGTTAATTGCTACCGCAGGGCTTCCACCTGTTGGTGCTGGATGTACGAGACCGCCGTTTTCACCAACGTAAAGCGTGTCTCCTTCTGCAAATGCTGATGTGTTTATTCCAGAAAGAATTCCAGTAATAACAGAAACACCAACAGAGTTGTCCGTAGTAGATGATTTAATCAGTCCTAGGATTGGGTTTGTTAATTCTGGTGTAAAGATGTCCACCTCTACGTGTGTGCCATCGTGACCAATAACAAATACTGGAGTGCCTGCAGCGAGGGTAGAACCACTCTTGTTAATAACAGGAATTTCGACATAAGATGCTGATGGTAGAACAATGTCAAGTTTGTCTACAAGGGTCTTAATATCACCGTGTACGTTTACTGGGTCTGACTCCAAAGGATATGGGAGTTCTAGATTTAATGATTCACCTGATGCCATAAGGTTAATTATATCACGATTCTTGGTTGGCTTTTTGCTCAAATCGTGGTATAATTTTTAGATAACTTCCCCTCAAAAGGAAGTTTTTCCGTTAAGGAGGAATATGATGAAACAGAGTAACAACAAAGTGACAATCGTGACAATCCAAGACAGTTTATTTTTGCTATCGCTGTAAAAATAATGTCGCCAGGAACCAGTGACAGTGGTTCGCAACTACATGAAAAATAAGGAGGTAGCATGTATAAAAAATTTGCTGCAATAGGTCTTACGACCTTACTAGTTACTGGTTGTGTTGCACCAGCAGAATCTGAGATTCTAAAAGTTAACACCGTAGTTATGAATACAGAACCAACAACCCCATTACTTCAACAGATTGCTGAGAATCGACAAATCTCAATGGAAAATTTGAGACTGTTGACCAATTCTAAAAGGCTTGAGGCTGCTCTTGATTCTTTAGACAATCATGTTGGAAAAACCTGGTACGTATTCTCTGGAAATACCCCATCTGGTTGGGACTGTTCTGGATTAACAATGTGGTTTTATTCACAATTGGGATTTGAGTTAGAGCATAGAGCATCCAAGCAAGAAAATGCTGGAACTCTTGTAACTCAGCCAAAGCCAGGAGATCTTGTTGTATTTAAATATAGCAAATCAAAGTCTGCATACCATGTTGGTGTTTACATTGGTAATGGCAAAATGATTCATGCCCCACGAAAAGGTGAGGTAACTAGAATAGAGAGCGTCAAGCAATTTGGTGGCAACTATTCTAAAGTTTCATATGTTAGGTTCTTAGAAACTTCGTAATTACCACTTATGCAATGGGCAACTAGCCTTTGCGAGTTTTGTTTTTGCATTCATAAAGCAACCACATTCCTTGCACTGGTTAGTTGCCTTTAGCAGTCTTGGACATGCCTTACATATTTCAAATCTTCTGGCTGCTTCATCTTCTGACACACGCTCTGCATTTGGATCAAGCATGTCCCATGGTCGTGTTTCTCCAAGTTTCTTTTTATATTCTTGCCATGGGCTAGTCATTAGACTTCCTCAAAAATTGGATTGCTAGAGAATGCAGCAATTAAAAGTTCGTTAGAATATTCAATCTCTGTGGCAAATAGGGCAACGTTGTTTTTAATAAATACAAATCTTGCCATTCCTGGGGAGTACTTAACAGGCACAAGACTTCCGTTTCTTGTAAATACCTGAGTATCTATGTCATATATATCACCAATAGCAACGTCAAAGGTATCCTGACGAACAACGTCTGGATTTTGGATTAGGGCATTATAAAATGGATTAACATCATCCTGAAAATTAATGGTTGTAGCAAGTTCATCTTCTACAATAACAAGTACTCTTTTTGCGATCATTGTATTATTATACTACAACTTAGGTCTGGCAGCAAAGCCAATAATATGTTCCTGGAGCAAAGGCATATATTGACTGACTTCCACAAAGTCCTGCATTTACAGTAAGTGTAATACCGCTACTTCCATTAGAAGATACGCTACCACTAGAAGTAGTTGTTCCAGAACAGGATAGGTCTCCAGTACCTCCATAAGATGAGTCGAATGTATATGTTGGTGTTCCACCACCACTTTGAGTGGTTGCAGATGATGAAGCACTTGCACCACCTCCAGAGGCAGTAACTTGTGCCGTTTGTCCTGCAGAAAGACCAGTTACCGTAAAGTTTTGATCTGTAACTGATGGACTTCCTGGTCCGCTATATCCACCAGCAACAAATGATGTTGGCGAAATTGATCCAGCAGTTGTTGACAGACTAA